CAACTTCGGCGAGGTGGCCGCGCCGCGCTATGCCCTGTGGGAACAGGAAGCCATCGACAAAACCCGCGCCGAGCGGGATCAGATTTTATATAACGCCGGGTTCCGGTTTACCCCGGCGTATGGCATGCGCACCTATGATCTGGAAGAGGGCGATCTGGATATTGCCGCAATGGCGGCGCTGGCCGCGCCCGCCGCATCGCCGTATCTGGCACCGCCCGCATTTGCCGAAGCGCCTGCATTCCCGGCGTTGCCCGCCCCGGCGGACACGTCAGACCTCACCGCGCTGGACGCGGCCACGCGCACGTTAAAGCTCCAGTCAGAACCCTTGCTTGACGGCTGGATTGAGCAGGTCAAGGCGCTGGTGGAGGAAACGCCGGGCGACCTGGACACCCTGCAAGACCGGCTCTTGGCCGCGTATGGGCATCTGGACGAAGCGGACTTGATCGAGGTGATGGGCCACGCCTTTGACCTCGCCGCGCAGGCCGGGCGGCGGGCGGTGGAGGTGAGGGTGCAGCATGGCTAAGCCCACCATTCAAGGCGCGCTGCGCCACGCCAACACCGCGCAAACCCGGTACATGCGCGATAAGCGCACCGTCCCCACCGAGCGCTACGACGACATCAGCGGCGAACAGCACGATGTGGCCTTTGTGGTCGCAGGCGCAATGAAAGCGGATTTGCTGGCGGACTTTCACGAGGCGGTCAATCGCGCCCACAGTGAAGGCAAATCCCGCCAGTGGTTCCGCAAGCAATTTGAGGAGATTGCCCACCGTCACGGCTGGACCGGGTTTACCGGCGACGGCAGCGAAAAGGGCCGCGCCTGGCGCGCCGATCTTATCTATGAAACCAACATGAGCGCGAGCATGGAAGCGGCCCGGCGTGCGGCCATGAATGACCCGGACATCGCCGATGCCTGCCCGTATGTCCGCTTCCGCCACCGCAGCATCATGAACGCCCGTGATGAGCACAAAGCCTGGGACGGCATGGTCTTGCGCCGCGATGACCCGTGGTATCTGGCCCATCAAACCCCGATGGGCTACAACTGCAAGTGCACCTGGGAGCCGGTGACGGAAGCGGATTTGAAGCGCATGGGCAAGCGCGCCCCGGACACCCCGCCGCCGCTGCGCACCCGCGAGCACCGCGACCGCGACGGGGTGATCCACGTCTTGCCCGAAGGCGTGCAACAGGGATGGAGCCGCTGGCAGCCCAAAACCCAACTCGCGCAAGTCCTCTCGCACCGCATCGACCGCCTGTCCCGCACCCCGCACCGGATTGCCAAGGACAACGTGCAGTCACTGGTGCAGGCGGAGGTGTTTGCCAAATTTTTCCGGCGGGCGAAAGGCGGCGCGGCGGAGTTCAAGGCCAGTCACAAGCGGCCCGACAACCGGCACGGGGAGTTCCCGGTGGCGGTGCTCTCGCCCAGGGACATGAAAGCGCTCGGCGCGCAGTCCAATACCGTGCTGATCTCGCACGAGACCCTTGTGACCCATATTGCCAAGCACCCCGAGATCGGGCTGGCCGATTACCGGAAGATACAAAAACTGCTGGATGCCAAACACAGCGAAGTCTGGCAAACCGCCAGCGGCGAACGGCTGATCTACATAACGGAAGATGGTGTGAGATACCGCGCGGTACTCAAGCGCACCGATGACAAGCGCAAGAATTATTTTCTCTCGCTCTACCGGGAACGGCGAACAACCCCACCGGACAACGCGGTGCGAATCAGGTGAGGAAGGAAATATGCCAGCGGGCGGGATGCGCCCGCCCTAGCTCTCATCATCGCCTGGATGCTCGGGCACTCAAGGCGCTCAGGCATTCATTCAGTGGCGAAGGAGTCGGAAGCAATTCCGACGCTGGCACAGGCGCAGTATAGGACAAAACCCATGATTAAAGTCGAATTGAACGATGCGGATTTCAAATACGCATTGGAAAAACTGGAACAGGCCACGGCTGACCTCACGCCCGCGCTGAAATTGATTGGCCGGAAATTGGTGGAAAGCACCGAGCAGCGGTTTGAAGCCGGGGTTGCGCCTGATGGCACGACGTGGATGGAAAATTCACCCGATACCATCGAGGACAAAGGCCACGACAAACCGCTGATCGGCGGAACAGGCGAACGGATGACGCAGATGATGCAGCGCCAGAACCATGCCCAGGTGAAAGGTAACGTGCTGACCGTCGGCAACACGATGGAATACTCGGCGATGCAGCATTTTGGCGGCACCAAAGCCAACTATCCGCACCTGTGGGGCGATATTCCGGCGCGGCCCTTTATCGGGTTGTCGGCGGATGACCGCGAGATGGTGATCGAGCAAGTGACCGATGCCATTGAACGCGCCTGGCGCAGCAAATAACCACGCCCGCCTGTAAGGCCCTGTAGCGCGTTTTGAGCCCGCCCCTCCCCTTGGGGTTCAAACCGGCGTGGAAGGCCGGTCATAAACGTTTATAAACGCCTTCTCGCGCGTGTTTCTTCTTGTTCCCTTCTCCCTCCGGGAGAAGGTGCCCCCAAAGGGGGCGGATGAGGGTGCCTGCACTCGCGAAATCCCCCATGTCCGCCGTTCCCGGAAAAACAGTAAAGCAGATTAAAAGAATTTCCGGCAGGCGCTGTTCATCCTGTGCGGCATGAAGCAACTGCATATCTTTCGCCGGGGCGTACACCGGGACATGTCGGGCCAGACGATTGCCTTTGGGGAATCGGATTTGGCGGCGACGGTGGCCGCGTACAACCCGGACCTGAGCGAAGCCCCGATTGTGGGCTGGGTGGCATCCATCCACGGCGGGCCTGATGGTCTGAAAGCCACCACGCGGCAGATCAACCCGGCGTTTGCCGAACTGGTCAAACAGGGCGCGTACAAAAAGCTCAGCGCGTCGTTTTATGCGCCCGATGCGCCGAACAACCCGGTACCGGGCGTGTATTACCTGAAGCATGTCGGCGTCCTGGGCGCGGTGCCGCCCGCCGTGAAAGGGTTGCAGCCGATTTCATTTTCCGAACACGAGGAAGGCATTGTGGAGTTTTCAGAAAGCGATCTGGCCGAGGGCCAGGAACTGGGGGCCGGTTTATGGCGCAATTTTCGCGACTGGCTGATTGAACATCACGGTCTCGAAGAGGCCGATAAAGTGGTCCCGACATGGCAACTGGATGCGCTCAATGCCCGCGCCCGCGATGCGGCGGCGGACGCGCCGGAGAATGATGCCGCGATTGAAGCGGCCAGGGATGACGCGCCCGACTCCGAAGACACCCCGGCCCCCGCCTTTGCCGAAGGCGGCGCGGAATACACGCTGGCGCAGCAAAACGCCGCGCTCAAGGCGCAACTGGCCGCGCTGAAACAGCAGCAACAGCGCGTCCAGAAAACCGCCACCCACGCATCCAATGTGGCCTTTGCCGAATCGCTGGTGGCCAGGGGCATGAAACCCGTCCACGTCGAGACCGTGGTGAATGCACTGGATGCGGCGGGCGGTGATTCGGTGGCGTTTTCCGAAAGCGACAAAACGTTAGCCGAGTGTTTGCGCCAGACCTTCAGCGCACTGGCGGGCAATGTGAGTTTTGCCGAAAAAGCCACGCACGCACGGGCGGCGCGTATTGAAACCAATCCCCTTCTGGCCGATGCGGAAGCGCGCGGCAAGAAGTCCTGATTTTTGAAACGGAGTTGCAGACATGGCGACAAGTTACACACCGAGTAAAACCCTGGGCGATGTGCTCTTGATTGAGGTACAGCCGGGGTGGACCAAAGGCGCGGGCATCATCAGCGCGGGCCATCACCCCATCGGCACCGTGCTGGCGAAAGTCTCCGGCAAATACCAGCCGGTCGATTTTGCGGGTAACGCGGCGGCGAAAAAAGCCGTGGCGGTGTTGGGCGAGGCGATCAACGCCAGCGCCGAGACCACCGCCAGCGTGGTGATCGAACGCGGCGCGGTGGTGGCGACAAACGCACTGGTGTGGCCGTCCGCTGCCACCGATGCCCAGAAAGCCGCCGCGCTGGATGACCTGACCGCCGTGGGCATCATCGCCCGCGAACAGATTTGAATCCGAGGATTTTCATTATGAACCTGCAAGACCTGTTTACCGTCGCCAATCTCACCGCCGCGATCAACAAACTCCCCGCCGTGCCGGGCAAAGTCGCCGCGCTGGGGATATTTGACGAAAAGGGCATCACCACCACCAGCGTGGTGATTGATGAGTACCAGGGCCGGTTATCGCTGGTGCCCAATACCGCCCGCGATGCCGACCCGCGCCCGAGTGCGGGCGGCAAGCGCAAGCGGCGGGTCTTCGAGACCTTGCATTTACCCCTGTCCCGCTCGTTGCTGCCCGGCCAGATACAAAACGTCTCTGCCTTTGGTGGCGACGGCGATGCCACCCCGGCGCAGGCGCAGATCATCAACGACCATTTGTCCGAGATGAAAAACGCGCTGGAAGCGACCCGCGAATGGCAGCGCATCGGCGCATTGCGCGGCAAATTGCTGGATGCCGATGGCAGTGTGCTTGAGGATTTATATACCGCCTTTGATGTCACCCAGAAAACCGACACGGTGGCCTTTGGCAATGCCGCAACGGACGTGCGCGCCGCGTGCGTGGCCGCGAAGCGTTACTCCGAGTCCAAACTCGGCGGGCTGGCCGTCAACGGCTTTACCGCCTTCTGCGGCCCGGCGTTTTTTGACGCACTCACCGGGCATAAATCCGTAAAAGAGGCGTTTTCCAACTGGCAGGCGGCACAAGACCGGCTGGGCGGAGATATGCGCGCAGGGTTTACCTTCGGCGGGATGACCTTTATCGAATACGACACCCAGATCAGCGGCCAGCGGTTTATCCCGGTGGATGAAGCGCAGGTGTTCCCGATGGCGCCCGGCGCCTACCGGATGTTCAACGCCCCGGCCAATTACAACGAGGCGGTCAATACCCCCGGTTTGCCGTTTTATTCCAAGGCTGAAGAACGGCGTTTGGGGAAAGGTTGGGATATCGAAGCGCAGAGCAATCCACTGGCCCTGTGCATGGTGCCCGAAGCGCTGGTGCAGTTGAAAGCAGGTTAGCCATAAAAGCGAAAACCCCGCAGACGGGCATCTGTCGGGGTTTTCTGGACACATCCTTGGAGTGGGCAAGGACGGCATAGATGAAATCATACATCAAAACATTCCGATTGAGAGCGAGCATGAAAGCACTTGAAATGGAAGCCCCGATTGATCGCAATATCAGCCGTGCTCTGGCGTTTTTCTTGCGCTCGGCGGGTATTGGTGTCTTGGTGTTTGCCGCTGGCAATGTACTGGTATCGCTGTTTTCCGTGATTCGCTGGTGGTGATCCGATGCGTTATTTAACCCGCCCCGCGATTGACGCAGCCATCCCGGCCAATACGCTGATTGAACTGACCCATGACGACCCCGCCGCTACTGCGCCCGATGAAGGCGTGCTGGCGGCGGTGGTGGACAGTTGCGAGGAATTGGTGGACGGGTATCTGCGCGGTCGCCACGACCTGCCGTTTGAAAACGTGCCGAGCATCGTGCGCAGCCTGGCATTGGATTTGGTGCGTCACGCGCTGTATCTGCGCCGCCCGGAAGGCGCGGTGCCAGAGACCATCAAGAGCAGCTACGCCAACGCGATCAAGCTGTTGGAGACCATCCGCGACGGGCGCATCACCATTGGCAACCAGGACGGCAAGCCGACCCCGGAGCCGGGAAAAATCCGGGTTCGCGCACGCAAACAGCAGTTTGCCGGAAACGAATGGGAGGGCTGGCAATGAGCCTGACGCAACAGATGCTCGATGCGGTGTTGAACCACCTCACAGCGCGTTTCGGGCAACAGCTTGCGGTGGAGTATTTCCCGGACGCGCCGCAGACGTATCGGTTGAACCACCCGGTGGGCGCGGTCTTGGTGATGTTTTCCCGCAGCCGGTTTTCGGCCTCGACGGGGCTGGGTGCCATTGTGCAGCCCCGCGAGGTCACATTCGCGCTGACCTTGGTGTTCAAAAAGAACAACGGCGCGCAGGGCGCGGTGCCGTATCTGGATGCGTTGCGCGCCGCGCTGGTGGGGTTCCGCCCGCCGCATTGCCAGATGGGGCTTGCCGTGGTCAGTGAAGACCTGCTCGGCCATGTCGCCGGGCTGTGGCAATACCGGCAGGACTATTCAACGCAGAGCATGCAAATCGAGGTCTTGCCCGATGACACCGGGCAGATGTTGGTACACGCCAATTTTGAGGATACAGACACATGAACTTGCAGACCTATCGTTATACCGGCCCGGTCTCGGGCGCGGCGCTGAACTGGAACGGGGAGATATTGGATGTGCGCCTGCATCCGGGCAAACCCGTGCAGTTGCCCGCCGAACACGAATACACGCAGACCCTGATCGGATTGGGGTATCTGCACCTGCTGGGCGATGGCAAACCCCGGCGCAATCAAGGGGCGAAGTCATGACAGACAAGGCATTTATCGAACGCCAGCGGGTGATCCGGCGCGACGTGCTGGCCGCGCTGTATGTCGCGCGCAGACAGCGTCAAGCGGTCTATGTCCGCCAGTTGATTTACACCCTTGGATTTGCCCCGGATGAGTGCCGGTTTGCGTTTGATTATCTGCTGGAAGCAGGCCGCATCCGCAGCACCGGGATTGAATGCCAGATCACATCAGCGGGTATCGAACAGTTTGAACAGGAGCACACATAATGGCTGCCAATTATTTACACGGCATTGAAACGATCGAGGTGGAACGCGGCCCGCGCGGGGTGCGGGTGGTCAAAAGCGCGGTGATTGCGCTGGTCGGCACCGCGCCGACGGGGCCGGTGAATCAACTGACCTTGTGCCAGTCGATGACCGATGATGCGCAGTTCGGCCCGGAGATGGCCGGGTTCGGGATTCCCGAAGCACTGGACGGGATTCACGCCTTTGGCGCGGGCACGGTGCTGGTGGTGAATGTGCTTGACCCCGCCGTCCACGTTGAAACGGTTTCTGGGGAAGCCGCCACATTCGGCGTGAATGACCGCCTGCAACTGGCCAACCCGGCGCTGCAAAGCCTGACCCTGAAATCCGCTGACGGCAGCGTGAGCTATACCGAAGGCACCGATTACACCGCAGATAAAGTACGCGGACGGGTGACACGCATGCCCGGCGGGACGATTCCGGCGGGCGCGCATGTCAAGGCCAGTTATACCCACGCCGACCCGTCGAAAGTCACGGCGGCGGAGATCATCGGCGCGGTCAATGGCCTGGGCCAGCGCTCAGGTTTAAAACTGCTCTCCGATGCGTATAACCAGTTCGGATTTTTCCCGAAGATTTTATTGGCACCAGGTTACTCGACCAACAACGCCGTCAGCGCGGAGTTGATCGCCCAGGCCGGGCAGTTGCAGGCGATTGCCTATATCGACGCACCGATTGGCACCACGCCTGCACAGGCGATTGCCGGGCGCGGGCCGAGCGGCAGCATCAATTTCAATACCTCCAGCGAGCGCGTGCGGCTGTGCTATCCGCATGTCAAGGTCTACGACGCGGCGAGCGACAGTGAAAAGCTGCAACCTTTATCCATCCGCGCTGCCGGATTGCGGGCAAAAGTGGATGATGAGCGCGGCTACTGGTGGTCTTCCTCCAACAATGAATTGGTGGGCGTGATCGGGCTGGAACGCAGCCTCACCGCCCGCGTGGATGACCCGCATTCGGAAGTCAACCTGCTCAACGAAAACGGCATTACCACGGTCTTCAACAGTTTCGGAACAGGCTTGCGCCTGTGGGGCAACCGCACCGCCGCCTGGCCGAGCGTGACGCACATGAAGAATTTTGAAAACGTGCGCCGGACCAAGGATATTGTTGATGAATCGATCCGTTATTCATCGCTGCAATTTGTGGACAGGCCGATCAATGATGCGCTGATCGAGTCGATTGTCGAAACCGTCAATCAATTCCTGCGCAAACTCATCCGCGATGAAGCCTTGATCGGCGGCGAATGCTGGTATGACCCGGCGCGCAATCCGCAGACCGAAATTGAACTGGGACACCTGCTGTTCAACTACAAGCTGACCCCACCGCCGCCGTTTGAGCGCGGCACCTTTGAAACCGAAATCACCGGCGAGTATCTCGTGACGCTGGGCGGAGGACAATAATCATGGCAGGCAACAGTACACATCAGATCACCAATGCCGCCGTGTATCTGGACGGCAACAGTTATCTCGGGCGCTGCGAAGAGGTCGATCTTGGCAGCGTCAAGGCGAAAATGCGTGATTTTCAGGGCCTGGGCATGGTGGCGGCGCTGGAACTGCCGACCGGGTTTGAGAAGATCGAGGGCAAGATCATCTGGGACAGTGCCTATATCGAGGCCGCCCGGCGCTGCGCGGTGCCGTTCAAGAGCGTGCAGTTGCAATTGCGCAGCAATATCGAGGTGTGGAATGCGCAGGGGCGCACGCAGGAATTGCCCCTTGTCACGCTGATGACGGTGCTGTTCAAGGAATACCCGCTGGGCAGTTTCAAGCCGGGCGAGAACGTCACCTTTGAAACCCCGTTCTCGGCCTCTTACGTGCAGCAGAAAATCGACGGGCGCGAAGTGTTCCTGATTGACTGTTTCGCCAATATTTACAAGGTCGATGGACAGGACCAGTTGACTGCTTACCGCCGCAATCTTGGCATGAACTGAGAGAATCAACATGAAAGACACCGTATTATCCGATGACCTCCCGCTGCCCGCACTGGACTTGCTGCACCCGGTCAAACTCGCCACCGGGGAGTTATTGAAAAAAGTCACCATCCACACCCTGCGCCGGAAGGATTTGAGCGCCGCGCAGCGCCACGGCAAGGATGAGGCGATCATGGAAGAATTGCTGCTCGCCAAAATGACCGGGCTGACGGTAGAGGATTTGGGCGAGTTGCACATTGCCGATGCGCGGCGGGTGGCGGAGCGATTTCAGGCGATGCTGGGCGAAGGCAAAGACGCTTGAGGGGTGGGACTCGGCGCTGTTGTTGGTGCTGAACATGCCGCCTTCTGAAATCGAACGTTTACCCCTTGAGGAGTACTGGCGCTGGTGTGAAGTCGCCAGAGATGAGAACAACCGCCGCCAGCGCGCATTGAGCAGATAACCACCGTGTCGGATAAAAACATCAAACTTGGTGTGCAACTGGGCGTTCTCGGCGGCGGCGCGCTCAAAAGCGCGTTCGGCCAGACCCGGCGCGAGGTGGAAAATCTCAAAGGCTCCACCGATAAACTGACCCGCGCGAGCAAATCCGCAGGCGATGCCCAGGTGTCCTTTGCCACCAAAGGCCGCGCGGCGCTGGCGAAACTGAAAGGCAGTTATGAGGGCCTGACCGCCAGTCTGGGCGGCTTGCGCATGGCGGCCATGGCACTGGCCGCTGTTCCCGTCACGATGGGTCTGAATAAAGCCCTGGATTTGCAGGATGTGTCGATTGATCTGGCAATGGGCATGGGCCTGGATGCCAGCGCCGAAAACGATCTTGCGGCGCTGATCCAACGTGCATCCAGTTCCGGCATTCAAAGTCACGCCGATACCGGCAGCGCCGCGCAGGCCTTGGTGGCCGGGGGCGTGCGCGAGCTTGAGGCGCTGGGCGATTATCTGCCCATCCTCACCAAAGCCGCCACCGCGACCCGCGCAGGTCTACAGGAACTGACCGGGGCCAGTCTGGCCCTGCGCGACAATCTGGGGCTGGATGCGGAAGGATTTTCGCGTTCGATGAACATGCTCTCGCACGCCAGCAATGCGGGAACAATGGGGGTGGAGGGCATGATTTCCTCATTGCCCGGCCTGTCTTTACGCATGAAAGAGCTTGGCGTGACGGGCGATGCGGCAGTGGCTGAAATTGCAGCGGCATTGCAAACCGCTCGGACAAGCGCAGGCTCGGATTCAGAAGCGGCGGCCAATGTCGATAAGTTTCTGGACCGCATCACCTCTGATGCCACCCGCAAGCGTTTTGAGAGCGCGGGAATTGTGCTGAAAAAATCCATTGAAAACCTGACCGCGCAAGGTTGGGCCCCAATGGAAGCCATGCTGGATACGGTGACACAGTATGTCGGCAAGAAAGGACCGCAGGCATTGGAAGCCTTCAATTCGGCGCTGTCAATGGATCAAGGAAAAGCGCGCGAAGAGGCATTTTCGACATTATCTGCGCGGTATGCGTTGGGTGATCTGTTCATGGATTCGGGCATCCAGAATTTTGCCAGTGCCGCGATGCGTAACCGTGATCGTTTTCAGGGCATGAAGCAGGATAATCTGGCCGCCGCCAACGAAGATTTGATCGGCGAGGATTTTATCCGGCGCATGACTTCGGGCAGGGAGCAACTCAAAGCCCTGCGTATTGAATTGAGCGATATCGGGGCCACCCTGGGCGGCCCGCTGGCCAGTGCGTTGGTCTCCACCACACAATCCCTGCTGCCCGTCATCAATGGCTTTGCGCAATGGGCGCAGGACAACCCCAGCATGGTCAAAGCGCTGCTCATCACGGCAGGCGGATTGGCCGGATTGCGCCTGGGCGCGATGGCGGCGGGCGTGGCCTTGCGTTCTGGCGCGGCGGTGTTGGGGGTGTTCAAGGGCGCGGTGTTTGGCGTGATGAACGTGGCGCGGATGTTATTACCCGTACTGGCCGGATTGAGCTGGCCGGTGCTCGCCATCGGCGCGGCGGTGACAGTGGTGGCCGCGTTGGTGTGGAAGTATTGGGAGCCGATCAAAGCCTTCATGCTCGGCATGTGGCAGGGCGTGAGCGAGGCCATGCAACCGGTGATGTCCGCCTTTGGCGAAGCACTGGCCCCATTGAAACCGTTATGGGATGGCCTCGCCTCGGCCATCGGTGCGGTGTGGGGCTGGATCACGCAATTGTTTGCGCCCTTTCAGGCCACCGGCGAGCAATTGCAGGGTCTCACCTCGGCGGGGCAGACCTTTGGGACGGTTTACGGCAAGGTGCTGGGGGTACTGTTACTCCCCTTGCGCCTGCTGGCGAAAGTGGTCGGCTGGGTGGCAGGCGTGATTGTCGAATATTGGGACAGCATCAAAGTGGTGTTGTCATGGACGCCGCTGGGTTTGATGGTGACCAAATGGAGCGCCATCACCGGGTTTTTCGGCGGTATTTGGGAACGGATCAAAGAGGCGTTTTCTGGTGGCATTGCAGGGATTGCCGCGTTGATCGTGGACTGGTCGCCACTGGGTCTGTTTTACAAGGCGTTTGCCGGTGTCATGGACTGGTTCGGGATTGATCTGCCGGAGCGGTTCAGTGATTTTGGTTCGATGCTGATCGATGGTTTGATTGGCGGGATTACGGGTGCGTTCGGCAAAGCCAAAGATGCGGTGATCGGATTGGGCAAAGGGATTGCGGGCTGGTTTGGTTCGGAGTTGGAGATTCACAGTCCCAGCCGGGTGTTCATGCAACTGGGCGGATTTGTGTCCGAAGGCGCGGCGCTGGGGATTCGGGAGCAGATGCCGCTGGCGGGCGAGGCCGTCGCGCAATTATCCGGGACCGTGATGGATGGTGCGGGCGACTGGCGCGCCTCGCCGCCGGTGCGTGAGCGCGCCCCGGCGGTGAATGTCGCCGCGTCATCGTCCAGCCAGATTCAGTTTTCTCCCGTTATCAACATCACCGCCGCGCCGGGTGAATCCGTTGAAAAACAGGTGCAGCGCGGCATGCGTTTGAGCATGGACGAATTCCGGCGCATGTACCGGGAACTTCAATATCAAGACCGCCGCACGGATTTTGCCGGAGTGTCCTTCTGATGCTGGCGATTCTGGGCGAGATTGAATTTGAAATCGCGGGCGGGCTGGCGGGCATGGAACTGTCCCAATCCAGCGAGTATGCCGAGCATGCGCTGATCCAAGGCAAACCGTTGCTGGAAACGGTCGGCGATGGATTGGATGAAATTCAACTCAGTATCGAGTTGCACCCGAACCTCGGCGATGTGGCCGCCCGCATCCGCGCCCTGCAAACGGCGATGCAGGCGCATCAACCGCTGGCCTTCGTGCTGGGCAACGGCGAGTTTCTGGGCGCATACGTCATCACCGAGTTGTCGCACACCCACCACCGCACCTTTGCCGATGGCGGCGCATTTTCGGCCACCTTGAGCGTGACATTACGCCAATGGGCAGGCGATTTTGACGAACCTCCACCCGCGCCCGCACTGGCCGATTCGGTGCAGGATGTGCAGGACGCACAGCCGGATTTGCGGCGCGAAGAAAGCCCGGTGAAGACCCCGGCCATGCGCGCACTGGAACACGCCAAATCCGCCGCGCAACTGGTACAGGCGGGGGTGCGTGCCATTGAATCGGCCAAACAGCGGGATATCGCCAGTGTGCTGCAACAACTCCCATCACTGGGGAATCTCGCAGGCCGTGCCATTCCCGCCCTGTCCGGGTTGTCGGATGCGGCCAGCGAATTGCAGGGCACATTTGAATCGGCCTCGCAACTGGCGCAGCTTGGACAAAGCGCATTGAGTCAGGTGCAGACCGCCCGCGCCCTGTTGAGCGGACACGCGGACAGCGGCAACGCGCTGTCCATCCTCACCACCAGCGGCCAGTCGCTGGAATCGGTGCTGTCCCTGTTTGAGCAGGGCGCAAGGCCGCTGGCACAACTGGCCGGGGCCGTGGCGACACGCAGGATTTGAACATGGCCCAACACACCCTGATCCACATCACCACCGAAGGCGAGCGCTGGGACACCATCGCGTATGCCTGGTATGGCGATGCGCACCGCTACGCGCCGATCATCGCCGCCAATCCGCATGTGCCGATCACGCCGGTACTGCCTGCGGGTTTGCGCCTGAATATCCCGGTGCTGGCGCGTGAATCCGGCAACGCCTTGTCCAAACATGGATTGCCGCCGTGGATGCGATAAAGTCCCTGCCGCAGGTGCAGCTGCAACTCCTGTACGAAGGCAAGGACATCACCCGAGACATTGGCGCGTCCTTGTTGCGCCTGCGCGTGACCGACAATCTGTGCGAGACCTGTGACGATCTGGATATCGAACTCGAAGACATGCAAGGCCGCTGGCGCAATGCCTGGTATCCGGGCCACGGCGATACCCTGACATTATCACTGGGCTGGAAAGGGCAGGCCCCGATCCCGATGGGCCGGTTTGAAATCGACGAGGTGGAACTGAATTACCCCCCTGCAACGGTTCACATCCGCGCATTGGCCGCTGGCATTCTCCCGCACCTGCGCACGACCCAGCACTGCGGGTATGAGGGCATGACGTTAGAGGCCATCGCGCGCCAGATTGCGGCGCGGCAGAAATTGGAATTTTCGGGTACGGTCGATCCGATCAAACCCGAACGCCTGACCCAGAACAAGGCCGATCTGGAATTTCTGCGCGAGTTGGCGAACCAATACGATCACGCCTTCAAGATTTGGGACAACACGCTCGTCTTGCAGCGCATCGCCGATCTGGAAGCCGCCGCGCCGGTGGCCGAATTTGCCCTGACCGAACTTGAAAATGTCCGCCTGCGCGAATCCTTCCGGGAGTTGCCCACGGAGGTGACGGTCAAACACCAGAACGCGGCCAAGGGGCAACTGGTCGAGATGGTGGTCCGCGATGGAAAAGTCGTGGCCGTCCCGTCCAGCGTCACCCGCGCGACCAGCAGCGGCGATACCGCCAAGGGCACACCGCGGGCCACCAACACCGCCCAGGCCAAAGCCCAGGCGGCGGCCAAGCTGGCCCGCGAACAGCGCCAGCGCTGCATTGCAAGCTGGCAGTGCATGGGAAAACCTGCCCTCAAAAGCGGCACCACCATCACCCTGGCAGGCGAAGCCGCCGGGCACTTTGCGGGCAAATGGCTCATGACCCGCATCACCCACAGCGTTGAACGCGGCAGCGGGTTTACGACCGAAGTCGATGCCTGCCGCGTGTCATCACAGGACGGCTCATCATGACTGAACTCGTTTACGGCATTGTCACCGCGCTGGACTACGCCACCTGCCGCGCCCGCGTGCGCCTGCCCGAGCGCGACAACGTGCAGACCTGGTGGCTGCACGTCCCGCAGACCAACACCCTTGACGTGCAGCGCCGCGCCATCCTGCCTGCGCTGGGCGAACAGGTCAGCGTGCTGTTGGAGCCTGACGGCGCGGGCGGGCTTGTCATGGGCGGCATCTATTCCGCCGCCAACCCGCCGCCGATACAGGATGCCGAGACCGAATATGTCCGCTTCAAGGACGGCACGCTTGTCACCTATGACCAGGCCACTCACGCCTTCCTCATTGACGGCCCGGCCACCGTCACAATCATCGCAGGCCACGTCACCGTGCAGGCCGATAGCGTGACGCTGGATACGCCACACACGACCTGTACCGGCCATGTGACCATTGAAGGCAGCCTTGCCGTCACCGGCAACAGCGTCACCCATGACGGCACCAATATCGGCAAGACCCACGTCCACACCAAGGTCAACCCCGGCCTGGGCAATACCTCGATTCCGGCGTGATGCCTCGCTGCAAAAGCGACACTTTGGCGCATTTGAAACGTCCCACAATGGGACATCTGCCTGCCGTCAAAACGGCCAATTTGGCCAATTTGCCGCACTTTTTTAAACGCCTTTACAAGACGTTTTGATGCACCGCCCGCACCATGCCCGCATGCTGCCCACGCCCGCCATCGTCCCGACCACCGCCGCCCACTGGCAACCCGCGCTCCGGCGCGAAGGTGAGCGGGTCGAGGGCATTCACGATATCGACCAGGCCATCCGCATCATCCTGTCCACGCCGCCCGGAGCCGACACCCACCGCCCGCCCTTCGGCTGCCGCATCCACGACTACCTCGACTGGCCCATCCCCCGCGCCCGTCCGCACCTGGTGCGTGAAATCGTGGCCGCGCTGACCCGCTGGGAACCGCGCATGCGGCTTGAATCGGTCCACATCGAACCCGCCACCACGCCCGAACATTTGACCATCCGCATCCGCTGGAAAGCCGCCGATGGCGTGATCCAGCAGACCCAGGTGCAGGCATGAACCTTGTCCCTGTCCCCGCGCCCGAGTTTGTCCGCATCGACCCGGCGGAGATTGAAGCCGATCTGGTCACACGCTACGAACAGATGACCGGCAAAACCCTGTATCCGGCCCAGATTGAACGCCTGTACATCCACCTGCTCGCCTATGCGCACGCCTTGGCGCTGAGCAAAATCCAGGCCACCGCCGAGCGCATGCTGGTGCGGTTTTCCGGTGGCGGAATATTGGATTATCTGGGCGAACTGGTCGGCACCCCGCGTTTGCCCGCCGCCGCCGCGCAGACGGAGATCACCTTCACCCGCACCGCCGCAGATGGCCCGCCGGTCATCGTCCCGGCGGGCACGGTCATCGCCAGCACCGACGGGCGCGCG